GTGGACAACCGCCCGTCCAAGGCACAGAATACCTGAATGGCTCAAACCTCCCCCCAGCAGATGGAACGCACCCACATCGCTCGCTATGGGCGGTGGTGGAAACGTCTTCCAGGAGTGCCCAAGACCTCGGCAGGGTATGATCTGCTGCAAGAAGTGGCGCTGGAGAAATACATCTGCGGCAACTACGACGCACTGGTCAGCCAGCCGGGCAGCCACCTCAACCCGTGGACGTGGCACTTCCGCAGGTTCATCTCGCTGATCCTTGACCGGCCTGAGTGCAACCGCCGCTTCGAGTGGAACCCTTACGCGGTGCGAATGCTGGAGGAAGCCTATGCCAACAACTTTCTCGCCGTTGCAGGCCACGCCAGTTGCTCAAAGTCTGAATTTTTCGCCGTCTATGCGATTGGCCGGTTCCTCGTCGGAGCGCGTTTCCCCGACAAGCCGGTAGCGTCCCCAGAATATGTGAAGGTGTTCATCACCTCGACCACGTTGGAAGAATCCCGTGGCCGTATCTGGGGCGTTGTTGAAGCCTACTGGTCAGAGTTCTGTCGGTTCTTCGGTGGCGAGCAATACATGCAGGCCAAACTGGTGTCGTCCATGGGGAAGATCGTCAGGCTCAACCAGGATGGTAAGCAGAACCAGCTTTCCGGTATCGCACTTGTGGCAGGCGGCAAAGGCCAGGACAAAGACGCTTCCACCAAGATCGGTTTCAAGAACCGCTGCGTGATCTTCATCGCAGATGAGTTGCCCCTGCTCACGCACAGCCTCTACAACACCGCCATCACCAACTTGCAGTCCAACGAGTACTTGCAGTTCATCGGCATCGGCAACCCCACGTCTCCTTTTGATCCTCTCGGTGTCTTCATGGAACCCGAGGAAGGGTGGAACTCGGTCAACGAGACCTTCGACGGGTGGAAAACCAAACGTGGGTACTGCATCCGCTTTGACGGGGAGAAATCCCCCAACGTACTTGCCGGTCGCGAAGTATGGAAAGGCATCCTCAGCTTGCGCACCGTCACGGATTTGCGCGAAAGCCTCGGCCCCAAGTCGCCGGAGTATTACCGAATGGTGCGTGGCTTCCTCTCTCCCGACGGTGACGCCAACGCCATCTACACCGAAGTTGAGATCACCAGTAGCGGCAGCCAGCAAAAAGTTACCACATGGCTCAGTTCACCGACCCCCATCGCTTTCCTCGATCCGGCCTTCAGCCACGGCGGGGATGAGGCAGTCGCCTGCTTCTGCCGGGTGGGTGAATACTACTCTGCCATCCATCAACGCAACGTGAAGGGCATCGAACTTGTCGAAACGATCAACCTCATGGCCTTGGTTGACGCCAGCGACAAGACCGTGGATCGCAACCAGCAGCTAGTGAACCTCTTCAACGGGGAATGCGTCAAGCGGGGCGTCAAAGTGGAAGACCGTGGGTCTGACTCCACGGGCGCGGGCGATCCGTTTGCGTCCCTGATGGCGATCACCATGGGTCGAGGCTTCCAGATGGTGAGCTTCGCCGGAGCGCCATCGGACAAAATTGTCGGCACCACCAACGCACGCACAGGCAAAGACAGGTTCGCCAACCGCGTGTCCGAACTGTGGTACGTCGGCAAGGATTTTGTCAAGGCGGGGCAGGTTCGCGGGCTTGACCCGGAAACGTGCATTCAAATGTGCGCCCGCATGTACAAACTCGTGGACCGAGAGAAAGTGGAAGCGGAGTCCAAGAAAGTGATGAAGCAGCGCACCAACGGTCGAAGCCCTGACCGCGCCGACGCTTTCTTTGGCTGCGTCGAAATCGCTCGTCGCCGCCACGGGTTGACATCCCTCGCCCGTGCTGCTCGTCGAACGGCGTTGCCGTCTGCCCCGATAGACCGTCGTCACGCCGCTTTAGAGGCAGCCGTGACCAGCCGCGCAGGCAAAGGCCGCTACTCCGATCTGAGCCTTGAAACAACCAGCAGCAATTACGGCTGGGCTGATCAAAGTTTCGGTTGACATTCACCCTATAAAACGCAAAGAAAGCCGCACCCATGTCCGACGAAATGACCAAATCTCACTCAGCCCGTTCGCGTGCTGGAGACTACGAATGGCTGAAAGGCCAAATCCTTGACATCGGCTGTGGCCCAGACCCTTTGAGGGTGCCGCCGCCGAGCACAGTGACCGAATGGGATCTGGCGCAAGGTGACGCCACCCTCCTTGCAACCTTGGACGACGAGTCCTTCGACAACATCGTGTCGGCCCACTGCCTTGAGCACTTGCACGACCCAGAAATGGCGTTGCGCAACTGGTCAAGAGTTGTCAGACCGGGGGGACACATCTACATTTTGGTGCCCCTGTATTCGTGCTACGAGAAGTTCAATGACTTCCAGTTCGGCACGGACAATTCGGCGAGATTCAACGGCGATCACAAAACCTCGTGGGATTTGATCAACCTGGAACACCCGCCGCAGAATCACCGCCACTTCGGATACAAGGAAATCGTCCGCCTTGGCAAACAGGCAGACATGACGTTGGTGGACCTCCGAACCGAGGTTGATCGTTTCCCGTGGTCTCGGTGGGAAGATCGAGATTTCGACCCCACACAGCACGGAGCCTTGGCCCAACTTTGCATCATCTATCAAAAGCTGTGAGCACCCTCCCAGTCGTCCTCTACCAAGCTCCTCACGAGAAGAAGGCTGTCGAACGTCTCGTCCGTTTCTGCAAAGAACTGGACGGCACCGAAGTTCAAGTCTTCACCGCGCCGGAACCGGAGGGCATGCGATACCCCGAGGTGGCGAACTGGTCGTTCCGGTATGTGGCGGAACGCATGAAAGGACAAGCGTTCATCTGGATTGAGGCTGACGTCTCTCCGTTGAAAGCAGGGTGGGCGGCGGCACTGTCGAAGGAGTACAAGCGTGTCGGTAAAGAATACCTGTACGCCGGGCACATGAACCCTCCGTTCGACAACTTCTCAGGAGTTGGAGTGCAGGGTCCAAATGCTTTCGACCACGCACCAATCGGCTTTAAGAGCGGCGGTTTTGACGAGTTTATCGTTTGCGCCCACCCAGACAAGATTGGGCGCACTGAACTTATTCGCCACAGCTACGGCACCTACGACGTCAACGGGGATGTCACACTCCACGAGTTCCCCCGCGACATGGAAGTCGTTGGCGACGAGGCGGTCCTCTTTCACAAAGATCAAAAGCAAGGGCTGCTTGACGTGATCCTTCCTGGACGCGGGTATGAGAACAACGCATTGAATGCCTCCACCACAGGAGACGCCGGGGACATCTTCGTCATGCTCGCCACACTCAAGCACACCGGCAAGCAGTGCGATGTGTATCTGCGGGACCACTCAGACACAGCGGGCATCGTCCACCGCACACACTTGGTCAAACCTTTGATCGAAGCGCAACCATACATCAACTCCGTTCGCATCTGGAAGCGTGAAACGCTCCACTGGGAGTCTGAGAAATTCAGGCGGTACGGGTACATCAACAACGGTCTCAACTTGGCGCAGAACCACGCGCAAGCCGCAATCCGCGACGGTTTCATATCTTCGATGCCGGACGTATCCGAACCGTGGCTCTCGGTTGACCCAGACACCTCATACGCGGGTCGCGTCGTCATCAACCGCAGTCCACGTTACAACAACCCCCAATTCCCGTGGGGCGAAGTGGTGAAACACTTTGGAAGTAAGCTGGTATTCATCGGACTTGTCGAGGAACATGCGCGTTTCTGCGAGGCTTTCGGACAGGTCGAATACCAGTCCACCAAAGACTTCTTGCAGGCGGCTCGCATGATCGCTGGGTCCGACCTATTCATCGGCAATCAAAGCGCCTGCATGACCATCGCCGAAGGATTGAAGCATCCGCGCATCCAAGAGGTGTGCCTGACCCACCCAGACTGCATCTACCCCAGCAATACCTGGGCGCAATACGTCGCCGACGGTGTGATCAACTTGCCGGACGGCACCGTGCTGGAAGGCAAACGTCTTCGGACGGAGAAGAAAACTCGCATCACCCCACCGAAAGGATGGCAGTACGCGGGATACCCAGCGTGCCCCGTCTATGAGCTTTTGGTTAACGAGGTTGCCAAGAGGGAGAATCTCCCCACCGATGAAGCCAGCGAACGGGTGTACGAGTTCAACGCGAACCGCTGCCCAGACTTTTTTGCCG